ACCTTCTCATCCGCTTCCGGCTGATTGAGAAACTTATCTAAAAACGCCGTTACCTCTGCGGACGGTTTCACGCTTTCCGAGAAGAACGGCATTCCGAAAAGACCGTCGTTAGCCGCTGGATCGTCAACCACATCCACCGACATAAGTTTTTTTACGCGGATATACGGCGGCAATGCTTTGCCGTCTTTACCCGTTTCCTTTTTAAACTCTTCTTCCCAGTGAATCACCATGGAAGAACCGAATGCATCCGGGTCGCTCTGCGCAAGATTCATGACGTAACCTGCTAAATCGCCGTCCGGTGTTTTGTGAGCGGTCGGGTCGATATGTAAATCCGCCCGAACGATATCCCCATCGCGCCTGAAGTTTTTCGCCCGGCCCAAGAACGTTCCCAAAGCTGTACCGCTCATATTCGGATGACCAAACCGAGATTTGATGCCTGCCTTCGCCTGATTGCCAAATTCCACCACCGAATTCAACGCTACCTCATCAAACTCCCCCCTTTCATCGTGCGTGACGCCCTTGGTGACAACCGCGAAACCGGCGATCACTTCTTTCTCCCGATTAACCTGAACACCGCCGCCGCGGGCGATATCCGAACGAAAATAAATATCTTTATTTGCCATCAGTCGCTCCTTTTAGCCGCTCGATAGAAACATCGATCACACACGGCATAGCCATCTGGCTTTTATTTCCCAGCACCAGCTTGTTGATCGTCTTGGTTTGGATCCGCGATCGTTTTGTTTTGGTTCGTTTGATTCCCATTGAATGCTTGCTCCAGCCCTAATTCTTTTATTTTGGTTTCTTCGCGTTTGCGTTGCTCAAAACTCTCTTCCCAGTCCTTACCCTCCTGCGCGTAAATATCCGAGAACGTAACGATGCCGTTCTTTAATCCGACCTCCGCGGCCTGCGCTTCTTTTAACGGATCCACCCATTCCCATCCCGGGGCGATCCAAGACGCGCCAGTCCAATAACGCTTGTTCTCGTAAAATGTATCCGCGCTGATTTCCCCGCGAAGATACGCCTCCTCTAAAACCATCTCCCAGACTGGCTGACAGAGTTTTCGAGCAAGCCATTCCTGCCGCATTTTGAAATAACGCCTCGCCTCAAGTAATGCCGCCCGCGCGCTCGAATAATTTGTTTTACTGAAATCTTTAGCTACCAATTCATACGGCAGACCTAACGCCGCCGAAATTGCTTTTAAGATGCGATCCACGAACGGCTCAAAACTCGCTCCCGGCCTCTGCGGATTAAACGAGGTGATACTCTCACCCGGCATTAAATGTTTAATCATCCCCGGCTCTAGGCTCTCGAGAAGTTGCCCTGAGGGATTTCTGTCATACGCGCCGCCAGCTGATACGTCCATCGATGCTTCGGATGTAATGAAAAGCGAAAAACACGCCGCGATCCGCGCGGCCACCAGCTCTGCTTCCGCGTATTCCCCAAGGTCTTTGAAATACGTCAAAACCGGAGCGAAGAACGGAACACCCCGCGTCTGCCCGGAACGCTGGACGTAATAGAGATGAAAAACATTCCTGCGCCCGTATTCATTCTTGGCCGGTATCTCGGTAAACACTCTCTCGGCTTGCTTGGTATAACGAATATCACCGGGATGCGTCTTTTGTATGAAATACGAAACCGGTTCGCCCTTTTCGCCGATCTTCACGCCTGAACGTATCGACCGGTCACCCTGCATGCCGGTCGGCGTATCCAAGCGGTCTGATTCGATAATCTGTAAAGCCAATGAATACGGACGGTCGGGATCCTGAAGCATCATCGGGAGGATAATAGCCTCGCCGTTTTCTAAAATCTGCCTATCAACGAGTTCTTGAATCTCGTAAAAATCCATGCGGTTGCCAGCGTCCGCATACGGCGTCCATTTCTTCCAAACACGCTCCGCGTCTTTCTGGAACGCACTTGCCGCGCTTTCATCCATTCCAAGTGACTCTTTATCAATCCGCGACTGCGGACGAATGCCTGATCCGACCACATTAGTGGTCATGGTGGAGGTAATGCCTGACGCATGCGCGTCGTTGCGATTTAAGTCGCGGCTACGCTCCCTGATGTCTTTTAATTCAGGCAATAAGTCCGAGTCCGCAGAACCGCCGCCCGGGATCCACGATGAACGAAGCCGATCGCGGGACGCCCCTTTATAAGAACCGAACGAATCCGACATCTTGATCGCCTGCCGGAACATGCTTCTTTTGAAACCGGCCCGGGGAGAAAAAAACGAAATGAAACCGTCTAAACCGCCCGACAGCCTGTCAGAAAAAGTTTTTTTCATGAGGGACTCCCGAACGAAGCATAGGTTGTATTTTCACCGGAACCCGCTATCTCGCGGCGCAACTGATCCCGCAAGTTTCGCAACTCGTCTAAAGTGATGTATTGCAAATTTCGTCCGCCAATCGCATACGAATGCACCGCGCCGCCGGTAATTCGCGCGTTGATCGCGGTCTCAACGTTATCGAGCATTTCCTGTCTTGTTGGTGCGCTCAAACCTGCCTCCTATTATTCCCAATAAAAAAGCCACCTCCCGCCAGTCGACTGGAGATGGCTCTTTACAGCTATTGGGCGCGGCAACAGTGATCAGCTGTCCCGCTATAAATGTTCTACTTCAATATTACCTTAACCGCATTTTTTGACAATGGGGTCGTTACTACGCAGTAGCAATAAGTCATTTATCCTCATCAACCTCAACTGATTTAAAATTATGCCCACATTTGTAACAACTGTGATATCGAATCGGGGGATGCGTTGAATAACAACGCGTGTTTTTACTTCTGCATTTCGGACATCTGATAGGAATAAACCGCACGCCGTAATCCGACGAGTCATTCGGCGGCCGCCCGAATGGTTTCTCCGCGGCCTCGTTTCCGCCGCCGACATTTTTTAGCCAGTTTGGTTTTCTCTCTATCCATCTCCCCATTAAAGCCAAGATCCTTCCGGTTTGCGAAGCCAGCCTTTTCGAATATTCTCTTCTTGAATTACTTGATGAACACGCGGCGCGTCTTCGCGCCTCATATTAAGCGCGCGAATGATGTCCGCGGCCGCGAGCGCGTATACCTCGGCATCCAAATAATGATTTGCCGCTGATTCTTTCTTTTTCTGCCAAACCTCTTTTGCTTTACCGGTTGTGCGGTTACGAATAAGCACTTTATGCTCGGAAGTAAACTGAAGAAGATAATCATCGCTTGGTTTGCGAAATATATTCCATTTAGCCGGATTCTGCGAAGTAACGAGCCGGTTGATTTTGTCTTTATACTGTGTAACATTGAGATTCCATAAGACAAGCCCGCCCGGGATGACCGCTCCAGTCCTCGAGTTGATATCAATTTTATTCGCGCGATAAAAACGGCCGCCGGTAATATCCTCCAGACCTTTTATCGCTTTTGTCTTATCCTGCCACTGGCGGCAGAAACGGTAGACCTCATCCGTTCTGAAGCCCGAATCAACGCAAGTCATATAAACACCGATCGTCTCGGCTGAATTAACCCTGTGGTACTCGGTCTTTAATAAAACTTCGACCACATCTTCCCAGTATTCAAGCCTGCCCGTCCGAATAAGCCACGATTCCTCGTAATAACCCCAGCCGCGAATGACATAGTAAAAATGATCTTTCTGAACGTCGACTCCAGCCGTTAAAACCAGCACATCTTCAGGAACAATGCCCTCGTCATAGTCGCGTGATAGATTGCGAATTTTATCAACTGTCGTTTCCTCGATTTTCTCTTCCCAAACCTCTGCAAGCCACGAATTGACAAAGTTCATCAGAAGTTCGACATAATCTTTGGATTTTAAAAACTCGGCGGCGATATCGGAAAAGGTGAGCCACGGCGAATAAAGCGAGCTGATCCAGAAACCCCGGTTGCGGTTGAGTTCTTTCTTTTCAGCGATCCACTCGCCTTCCATCATCATTTTTTGTTTTTGAACATTCTCGATCCGCTTGTGGCAATGAATGCATTCGTACCACGCCAGCCGTTCGTTTTTTATCCTCTCCGCTGACGATTCCTCTTTCGGCCATTTAATTTGTCCGAACACCAAAACTTGCTTTTTGCCGCAATGCGGGCAAGGCACATAAAATCTGCGTTGGTCGGATTTGTCGTACTCGCGAAAGATATACCCCTCGCGCGTGGTGGGCGTTGACACTTTGACCGTCTTTTTATTCCAGAAAGTTTTTTGACGTTCAGAAGCCAGCTTGATCGGATCCGCCTCACGACCTGAAAATCTCGGATATTTATCAACTTCGTCCAAAAACAAATACCGGATAGGCCGCGATGCCAAGTCGGCCGGACTGTTTGATCCGGCAAAATATAAAATCATTCTGTCGAAGTGATATTCAAGCTTCGTTATCTCATCCTGATTCTGCGGTAAATACTGGCTCAATACCGGTGAACTGTCGATCATCGGCTTAACGCGGTTATACGAAACACTTCTCGCATCATCCGCGCGCGGTAATACCATCAAGGTCGGCCCGGGGTCTTGATCAATGATATATCCGAGCATGTTATACATCCCCTCGGTCTTTCCCACCTGAGACGCCGCCATAACTGTGATCTCATCCACGTACGGATCCGTGAAAGCGTCCATGACGCCTAAGAT